TGTTGGACGGTTTACGATACTGCCGCCGTTGAAACTTTTCAACGCAGAGATCTCGTCGCTGGCTGCACGGAGCCACTGTTCCGCACCGGCATGGTCGTTAGTGGCTGTGAGGAGGAAACCCAGCACACACTTCTGATACGATTCGATGTAAGCGTCAGGGAGGTCTACGAGCTGCCACGTCGTCGTGGGCGCAGAATACGTGAAGATCGACCGGTTCAGAATACGGTAACCGAACGCATCATAATCTTCGACAGTGGTCGATGGGGGAGAGACAACGAACTCGTCGCCCCAAGTGAACCATTCCAGCTTGTCAGGTTCCGATTCCGAAGCGACAACCACACCGTTGCGTGGCACCTTCGGGAAAGATTCTGCTCGGTAAAGTTCTTTGTGGTCTCTGCGTCGCTGAATCTTGTTGACTACAGCAAACATGGGGTTGAAGATGGCAGTAGTGATTGCCGGGACAGAACTCCCGGCGTCAACGAAGTAGTCGTCAGCGCCGATCTGAAACGACCAGGTAGTCTGATACTTTGAATGATCCCAGATTTGGGTGTGGATCGTTTGAAGACAGTCCAGCAGGAGTGCATCCATGATCTCATTCGGGACAGGACAAAGACTGCCCCATCCGCCTGTGGCTAAAGCCCAGTCACGTACCTTGTCGTAGGTGGTTGCACCACCCGGAATCACTACTGTCATCTCAATCCTTTAAAGGTGCTGGTGTTCCTTGCAGAGGGCAGATGTGCCCTTCCTGCATCTAGCGCCGTCGCTCAGTTTCCCACGACAACCACTATCTGTTTCTGAAATTGGGTCCATGACAGGAACGCCTGCCCCTGCCAAGGGAACCCCGACCACACCGGGTCGAGGTCCCTCAGCTGGGATAGATCCTGGAGGCCCCTGCCAGGCAGGGACCCCCTGCTTCATCGGATTCCTCCGAGTATGATCCATACAGACTTCGCCGTCTGGGTCGAAGCCGCAGCTGCCTCAGCAGCCAACAGTTCCAACTTAAGTTTCGGAGCCGTAGGATCGGTAGTCACCAATTCGTAGGTGATACCGCCAGGATGGACAACATCAAGAACCCCGTAAGGATCTTTGCCGCCCAACACCTGCATATCGACAATCTTGGAGAAACCAAGAACGCCGGGGTCTATGACGAAACCGCCGGTAGTGTAGGCCACATCCAAGTCAATAAGGAAAGCGCTATACGACAACTTGACGTAGTCCTTAATAGGGCGCATTCCGACACGTTCAGAGTGCCGACCGTGGATGGTGGATGGGTTACCGGCTGCGTCAGCTGTTTTCAGCGTGAGAGCTGCCATTAGTTAAACTCCTTAGGCGATGCCGTAGATCATGCCCTGGCGGCGACGGGAGTTGACAGTTTGCTGTCCACCCATCAGAACCTGAGCGTAAACGGCATCCTGGTTGTGAGGACGGACAAATGGGGTCGTAGTGAACCAGGTCTTCCGGTTCGGACGAAGCTTCAGGTACTTCGAGTTGAGGAACAGCATCTTGTCGTCAGGAACGTATGCGTCATAAACGACAGGAACGTCCTTGTAGAGAAGGTTGCGGAAACCTGCGTTAGCGATAGACTCATCACGGAACATTTGCTGAGGGGTCAGCAACGCTTCGTATGCTTCGTACTGCTTCTGCGAAGTGAGGATCAAGTCCGGCCGGTCGGTACCGTTCGAGCAGTCATTGGTCATGGTAGCCATGTCCGAAAGCAGGAGGGCAGACGACGCTGCGTTGTTGAGGGGCGAACGCCACCAAGAGTTCAAAGCGTCCGAAGCGTCAATGCCGCCGACAGTAGCCGGGCCAACAGTGCCGTCACCGATTAGAGCCAGCAGGCCCAACCAGTCTTTGCCACTGTTGCCAGTGCCGTCAGAGTTGATCAACATTTCGTCAAAGAAATCTGTGATAGATTCCTGTGTTTGCATCATCTTGGCTTCGAGGAGGTCAATGACTTCCTGCGGGCCAGCGTTCTGCATTTGACTGAAACCGTCAATAGCGATGGTTGCGAAAGCCTGCTTCACGTCAAAGCTTGCGGCGGTGAGACCGGTCTGAGCTGTGACGGCGAGGGTGTCGTAACCAGCGTACGTGGCGACAGTCGTGTTCTTACCGTGGATGATAGGCTCAACAATAGTGTTACCACCGTTGAAATCTTTCACCCGTTCACCTTGCTGCAACCAGTACATGTACGGTTGATTGTCAAAGATGTTGTTAGCGAGCAAAGCTGCATGCTCGTTGAGAGTCGTTGAAGCGATCTCTCCGAAACTAGGGTTACCTACAGGCATGAAATTCTCCTAAATATGAGGCTCTTGTCAGAAAGCGGAAGCTAGGAACTCATCCAGATTCACACCAGAAGCCGCATACGCCCGTTCGATGGATTCCCGTGCAGACGTCGGTGCCTGAACGGTTCCTCTCGCAGGGGTCGGTGTAGCTTTAGGTGCGCCAGGGGCAACATGCCCCAAAGCCTGGACGACTTCGTCGAGCGGAGCGTCGGACGAAGAGTTTGAAGGCCCTTCGTCGAACCGCCACGCTTTGAAAGCCGTTTCTACATCGTCTATGTTTCGAGACAATGCGTAACTGAGAACGTCTTCCTTCTTGAAAGCGTCACCGTGGAGGGCTTGTAGCCGGTCCATGGTCGCTTCAATCTCTTGAGTTTGAGCATTGGTTGCCAGTTGGGATTGAAGAGCATCGAATTTTCGTTGCTGTTCAGCCAATTGATTTCTGACTTCCGCCAGTGCCGGATCGACACCGTCATCGGAGTAGTCCTCGTCAGAGGCTCCGGGGGAGGTAACATTGAAGCGCTCAGCTAGCCCAGTGATTGTCCCCTGAGGGTCACGCTGTAGTTGCGCTTTGAACGTGTCAAAGGCATCCACTTGCTTCTGGAGTTCGCTTGCTCGGGTAGTGGCCTCAGTCATCTTCTGTTTGGTGGCGTAACCGTTCACTGCGTCACGAATTGTGATCTGTGAAGTTACCCCATCAACTTTGACGGAGACCATCTGGTCCATGTTAATTTCGGAAGGGTTCGAGCCTTCGGCTGTAGCTAGTCCTGATTCCACAGGGGTCCACGTCCTTTGGGTAAATCGAAGTAGGGAGCATTTCTCCCCGGATACATTATAGCACTACCAACTGTCAATAGCTAGAAGTCGGTAAGTTCTGAGGTGGGGCGGAAGCCGACTCTGGGACGCCACCGGAAGGGGGAAGGATGCCTCCTGGCACCGAAGCTACACCTGCACCGCCAGGGGGTAGTCCCTGCTGGGGAGGAGGGCCGCCAGGGCCTCCGTAAGGCGTTCCGCCAGGCTGCTGCTGCGCAGGTTCTTCCTTCTTCAAGAAATCCATAGCGTTAGGGATACCGAAACCGAACTGGAGCACATAAGTGAGAAGAGCATCCACATCAATCTTGCCCAACTGGAGGAACGGGCCGATAGTAGCCAGCATCTCCTGAATGGAACGGCGACGCTGCGACTCGTTGAACGCCGTAGACGAACCCGCCTCGACAATCAGATCATACTCGCCTCTGATATCCTCAGAAGTGTAGGTAGTGAACAATTCCGAAGGGTTAGCCACACCTGTGGCCGCTTCCAAGTCCACACCAGCATCGCTCAACTTCTGCACAGCCTGAGGGTTGTCACCCAACGAGATACGCAAAGCCTTCTCAGACTTCTGGTACTGCTGCTTCAACTGGACAACACGACGGGCAGTGTCACGCATAAACTTTTCGACCTTGCCCTGCTTCTCTTTCATCCGAGCAAGAGTGCCATCGTTGATGATTGCCGCTTCGGTGGCTGTTCCGCCACCTGAGCCTGAACCACGCTGATATTCCGAAATGCCGCTCACCTCGTTCATGAGGTTCTGCAACACCGACCCCACACTGTACAAGGCAGGGTCGAGCTGGGGGGAGGGGACACGGGCGATAATGTCGTCCATGCGCTGACCCTGTTTCAACGCAGGGATGGAAGCTATAAGGTTGTCGTCTTCTGAACGGAGAACCGATGCGAGACTGTTCGGGCCTTCGTCGTTCAAGAAATCTTCCGCAACCATCCACTTGCGTTGGAAACCTTTACGGTCATTCACCAACGCCGAATGGGTCTTGTTGATCTCCATTTGCAGAGTTTCGATCCGTTCAAGCTCACCGATGTGATAAAACTTGTCTGGGACAGAATAGTTGCCGATGTGGACGAACGGGTGACCGAAAGCGAAAGGTATCGGCTGCGGTTTCACCAAAAAATCGTCA